CGGGTCTGAAGGGTGGTTGGGTACATCGTATGTACGGGCGTTGAAGGTAGTCGGACTATCATAGTTGAACCAAAAATCTGTTGGTTGTGTGATTACTAGGTTTTCTGCGTATGCAGGTCTTACCGCAAACAGTAGTAGTACAGCCCCCGTGAGGGCTAGTACGAATCTACTTGTTGGCTTTACCGAACGCCTGCGCAACTTCTTCTTTGGTGAGAACACCATCTTCAGACCATGAGCGAAGCAATGCTTCTGTCACTTTTGATGCGCTAACTACACCAGCTATTGCGGCTGATTTCCATAGTTCTACACCAAAGATTGCGCCACCGGCTACGGCTGCTAGTGCTGATGAGCCGAATACGCCTGCGACTCGGAGGACGATTGTTTGTAATTTAACCATGATGTTTCCTTTAGTAGTCGTGTTATTTGTATGTATTCATTTTAAAGGTACGCCATCCAATAGATACGCCCCGTGATGGGGCTGAACACGCCAGCGTAGTCCACGGCCTCAACAGTAATGTTTGTGCCGTCAACAGAGTAAACATGAAATATACCCTGCATTGCAGCATGGTCGCCGTTGTATACTGCCGCACCACTAGGTTGACCTCCTAAGCTGTGAGCAAAAGAAGCAAGCATCCTGTTTCGTCCACCAGCAACAACGTTGGTGAAAGTGACAACAACAGTACTCCTAGTAAAACCAGTAAGGTTTGCAGCAGTCGTAGCGTTTGTGGCATTGGTGGCGTTAGTGGCATTGGTTGCGTTGGTTGCACTTGTGGCACTCGTAGCAGTAGCAGCGTTGCCTGTGGTGTTTTGGTTCAACGTGGGGAATGTGCAGTTAGCCAAGTTACCGCTAGAAGGTGTGCCGAGCGCACCGCCGGAAACCAAGTTCCCAGATGCCGTGCCAGTAACGCTACCTGTGACGTTGCCCGTGACGTTGCCAGTTAAAGTGGCAGTGATAGTTCCTGCAGAAAAGTTGCCACTAGCGTCACGAGCAACAATCGCACTAGCCGTGTTGGCACTAGTCGCTGTTGTGGCGGAGTTAGATACTTTGCTGGCCGTAGAAATGGTTGCCAACTTAGTGTCAACAATGGCTGCGCTAGCGTTAATGTCAGCGTTTACAATAGCCCCATCCGCAATTTTGACTGACGTAATAGCACTATCAGCTATGCCCGCTGTTGCTACCTGGTCCCACTTGAACCCATTGGTAGCGGTTGAATCGACCTGCAGCACATGGGTGTTGGTTGCACCTACCGCCAAACGGTTGATGGTGCTGCCGTCCGTGGCAATAAGGTCGCCTTTGGTGGTCATGGCTGAAGCTACTTGGTTGGCTTCATCGGCTTCCGCTGCCGCAAACACAGGATAAACAACAGCACCAGCCACATGGGTTTTTTTAGTTGTGTTATCAACCCCACGGGTAGCCGTAATTGTTGCACTAGAAACAGAAGTGACAAACATCTTTTCTTCTTTAGAAGTACCAGGGTCCATGACAATATAAAAGTCATCTGCTGGCCAGTTTAATGTTGATGTGGCTACGTCAAATACTGTGCTTGTGTCAGTATCATTAAGCGATGTGCTAAGCAACGTGGTTTGGATACCGTTGCCCGTATAACCTTTGCGTATTGGTAATGCCATTGTTTGCTCCTAGTTTTCTACACTTCTCATAGTAACAGTTGCCGTACCTTCCCATTCCCAGGTGTTCCCATAAGAATCCAAGGGTGTCCATTCAACATCTTCCACAATAACCGAATGGTTGCTTGTGCCTATTTGGAGGGTGACAATAGACGGGTTAGCAATAAGGTTGTCTAAAGCATCTGTTTCATCCTGCACATTCAGGTAATAATCTTTGCCTTTAACGTTCAACTTGTGGTGCAAAATGATAGGTACAATAAACACTTGTGAACGGAACGGGGCAGCATATGCACGGGCCATCCAGCGGGTGAACACGGGTCCTTCGGTGACTGTCGCCCCGCGTGTCAACGTGAACTTGATGGCAGCTTCAATAGTTTTGGTGTCTGAACCCTGAAAAGTGTATTCGGTTTGACCAGCAGAATCCCAAGTACCCAAAGAATCGTATCCAGCATTGTCGGTGGACAAGAACGCGGTGATAGAACCTTTCAACGGTTCTGTTCGGGCATCAACTTTGGCAACAAACTTGCGGTCAGGTATACCCCAACGCCAAGTCCCACCCTCGATAGTGCCTGAAGCTACAAGACTTGCCGTGTTTTCGTACACAACACCGACAGCGTTAATGGAGAACACCCGTTTGGCATCGAACGTAACAACACTTTGCACGGCAGCAGTAGACGTATACATGAGGTCTGTAGCAAAAGCAGGGGTGTTTGTTCCTGTGCTGACAGACAAATCTAGACGACCCAAACCACTTGACACACCGTCATAGTTTGTCCAGGTGAACCATACGAAACGTCCGTCACCCGTAAAATCGTTGACTGCACCTGATGTTGGGATGACCGAGCCGAGAAGCAGGTTGCCTGAACTGTCCGTGGTGGCCATCCGCACACCCTTGTTTGTGCCAATAAAAATGAACCCAAGATAAGAGTCGATGCTTGAAACTATTTCGCCGTAAGGTAGTTGTGCTGCTACAGAACAGTCATCTAAAGAACTTGCGTCAGCTTTCAATGTTGTTTTGTAGATGAGGCTTACATCGCCAGCAAAACCTGCAATATAGATGAAGCCGTTACCGCCTGCACTACCGACGAAACGCATAGCAGAGTTGCGGTTGGTGTGGAATGTTGTACCGCTACCCGCACTGCTTACATCCTTGACAATGTTTGTATGCGTACCGATGATACGTCCGTTAGCGTAAGCCAAAGAAGTGAATGTGTGAGAGCCTGTGGTGTGCGAAGAAATGCTTGTGCCAGCACTATCGTGAACATGAACGCCATGTGCGGCGTACCCAATAAAAACTCTTGTGCCGTCAGAACACAACGCCCCAATGTCTGCGGCTACAGCACCCGAAGTAATGGTTGTCCAGTTGCCGGACACCGTGGTGGTGCGTTTCAAAGATTGTCCGTCAGCAACATAAATATATCCGTCAGCAACACACATCAACTGTTTAGTAGCAGTAGTCGGCGCACCCGAACCAACATTCAAAGCCGTGTCGTTCAACAAAGACACTTGACCTTTAACCCATGGGTTGATACCTTTAGATTTATAAAACTGATAGTCAACAGAACCGGCGGTGTCAGCGTACTGTTGTCCTGCACCGAAATGCCATGAATCCTGCCCGCGTCGCCACAACCCACCAGGGTTAATAGCTGCTTCACCAGGGGCAGTCGAAGTGTCCTGTGAGTCACGCACACGTTGCTCATACCCACGGGCAAACTTGCCTGACTTTTGGTCAACCATATATGGTCTACCGTTGATAGCTACAGGGAACGTTGATGGTACGAGAGTTGTGGAACCTGTACCCGAAAAGTATGCGGGTGTACCAACAAAAGGTATTGTTAAAAAGAGCGACGGTGCGGTCACTGTTTAGTTCCGTTGCAAAAACGTAGGGTACTGGCGAGTCAGCTTGGCTGCTTCGGCTATGATGCGGTCCCTTCGCATACGCAACAAGTTCGTAATACTGCCACCAACGGCTCCAGCACCGACTTCTTCTGAGCGGCGTGTGTCACCTTGCGATTCGGTAAAGTTGCGTTTCACTTCACGTGGGGCGACAAGCCTGATTTCTGCACCGATAATGAGGATGTCCTCAGCGGAAAGAGGGTATCCAGCGATGGTTTGCAGGTCGTCTGTCTCAGCGGTGATACGGGTGAAAGGTGCTTTATATGAGATACGGATTTCTGATGCAGGGATACCCGAATCGATTTGGAGTGCCATGCCGGAACCAAAATCTTTGGTTGGCATATCGCGCATAAGTTTCACGTTGTTCACCGTTTTGTAGTCGGACGCGATGTAGCGGTAACGGACTTCTAGCAGGTCTATAACGTCGCTGATGGCAGGCAAATTGACCTGGCGGTTGGACGGGTTGTATGTCATGTCCAACGTTTTGACACGGAACAAGCCGTTCATTGGGGATGACAGGTCTGACAGTTCGTCGTTGATTGCTTCAATAATGTTGCTACGAGGAAACCGTGGGTTGGCTGTGATAATGCTGTTTACTGCTTGTGCTGAGGCGACAGTACCGTTGAAGGCTCGTTCTACTGTCAGGGTTTTGGTGGATTCTACGGTTGCCCAAACATACATTTGTTCTGAACCAATCTCGATGACGGTTCCGGAACGTATCCCACCCAACTCATAAGTCAACACGACGCTTGTAGCTGTGGCTGTTAAAGCTGAGGCTAGTTTGTTGCGTTCCTCTACCACTCCTGATAGGAGTTGGCGTTGGGTTCGGTTGATGATTTGGGCGACTGTAGACATTTATTTCTTTCGAGCGGCTCTCATGTTGTCAACAAGGTTTGGGTATGGGCGACCTGCTGCTTTAGCCATTGCTTTAGCAGAAGATTTGGCTTTAGGTGACAGTTTTTTAGAAACCTTTTTAGGGTTAGGTTTGTCCCAAACTTCCTTCTTTTTGGCAGCCATTACTTTTTCTTTGCACCCATTTTTTTCATTGGCATGGCAGCTTTTTTCATTGGCATACCAGTTTTTTTAGCCATCTTTTTGGCAGCCATTTTTCCGGCAGCTGTGTATGGGAACTCTTTTTTTCCGACCATTGGCATATTGTTCTCCTTTATAGGGTGTGCTTGCATATTAGCACGGGAACATTATCTCAATATCTTCCACGTACTTGCGGTGGATTTGGGGGACAAGTTCTTGAATAAGGGCGTTCTGTTGGCGTTGCGCGGTGTGCGGGCCGATGTGCTGTAGATATAGCAGCTTGTCGATGTGAACACTTTTGGTCCATAAAGCTGACCGGACTATCAGGTCGTAGTCGTCAGCGACCCTGAGGGTGGCATCATGCCCACCTAGTTTGCGGTACGTTTCTCTGCGCCAGGCTCGGACATGGTTGGGGACGGACACGATATGGCTGAGGGTGGTGCGGTTTAACGGTGGCGCTATCATTTCCCACACGTTGTAGGTGGTGTTCCAGCGTTCCGTGCCGTAGCCGAACGCCCAGCCTTCAGGGTATTTACCGCTAGTGCCGTCATCAAAAACTTCTGCACAGTTGGAGTACACGAACCCGACACCGTAGTCAATGAACGCTACATCTATCTCAGCAAGGGCATCGGGGGTGAGTTCGTCATCGTGGTCTAACTCAACGAGTATCTCGCCTAAACCTAGTGAGAACGCCATGTGTTTTGCGTAGCCGATGTTTCCGCCTGATGGTACGTGTGGTCTAAACACCCGTATCTTGTACCGTTCGTCGGAGCAGAAGCCGTATACCTGATTGTATGTATCCATGCCAGGGGAGTCGTCGTAGATGACCCATTCCCAATCAGTAAAGGTTTGGGCTTTGAGTGATGCCCATGTGCGGGCTAGGACTTCGGGTGGCGTGTTGTACGTGCAGGTGATGACACTAATCATGCGGGCTGTTCAGATGCCAAATTGTAAGGCACTGCTTCAGGAAGCGCAGCAATTTCGTCTGCGGTTAGTTCCCGTGTAATTGTTTCGCCTGTGGCTGCGTCGTGAAATGTCCCTAGTAGTGGTTCCATGTTTATTTCCTGTATCCGTAGACCGTGACGGTCCCGCCTGTAATGGTGTTGCCAGCGACGATAATACTAAAGCCTGTGTACGAGGTTGCTACACCGTGATAACCCGAAATTGAACCACCAACAGTCCCAGAATAACCACCGAAAATTGTTGAAAACTTTGCAAGAAAGGGATTAAACAAATCTAGGTCTATCGCACACATAGATGGTGATGCCTCGCCAGCGTACTGCCACGATGACCCGTTATTGGTTGAAATACTACTGACAGCCCCAGTTGAATATGTAACATATTGCAAACCTTGATAGTACCCAGTTGTGGATGCTCCTAGTTGCATTGAAACAGCGACAGGGTTTGTACCTACACCACCTGCCCAAGTAATTTTATAGTTGTCATAAAGCGAACTGAAGCAGTTACTAACAGCATGTGTTGTCACGCCTGCCCCGACAGTAGAACTTGCAACAAACACAAGCCCGCTGTTGCCGACAGCAGTACCACCCGACACCTGTTGCCAAGCAGCCCCACCCCAAACATACGACAAATCCGTATCGGTCTCATAGATGACCTGCCCCTCATAAGGGGCTGTGGGGCGTGTGCTAGAAGTGCAAACACCTGGTCGAAAACCTGTAGACAAAGAGTTAATAGCCATTACGACTTCCTATATCCATAGACATTAACGGTTATTCCTGTGAAAGTACTGCCAATGCTCAACGTAAAACCTGTTGCTTGTGTCGTGCTTGCGCATATTCCATTGGACAAAACTAATGAACCTGCTGTGTTTATGTTTGGCGTGAAACAACCATAAGCCTTGTGTTTAGCAAGGTTTGCGTTTTGTATATCCATATTCAAACTGCAACCGTTCACATTTGAGTGTCCTATTTCTTGCCAGTTTGAAGCGTTGTTGAAACCAACTGCGCTAGGTGCTGACGGTCCACCACCTGCATAAGCAAAATAAATAACTCCACCATAATAACCAGTTGTAATGCCTGTGAATTGAAAAGCAATAGCCGAGGCTGCTGCCGTTCCGCCACCTGTTGCAATTATTTTGTATGCATCGTAAGTGCTTGAAAAACAATTACTAACAGTTATAGACGAGCCAGAAGTAGCGGTTGTTGAACTAATAAACTCTAAACCTGTCGGGTTTTGTGCAGGCGTATTAGGTATCACCCATGCTGTACCATTCCAAATCAACATTTGGTTCGTATCAACCTGATAGATAGCCTGACCCGTGAACGGGCTAGTAGGACGTGCAGCCGTGTTCGCTACAACCCCAGGCTGAATCAACCTTGACGGCGGAATAGTGTTACTGATACCCATTAAGCAGCCTTAATAATGTAGTTAAGAACAATGGTTGGTTGCGTGTTTTGGTGTGCCCCACCACCACCTGTATTTTGGTTTGTTGCAGTTGTTGCAATGTTGGTAGCAGTGCCATCTCCAGCCCTCCAAGCGCCAGAGTTACTGTCAGCGGCGACACGGTTAAAAATAGAACGAACAAAATCGGGCGTTCCGCCCTCACTAGAACCAGCCAACAAACCAGGATAAGCATAAATTAAGTGACCGTGAGCGTTCTGCGTATGGTTATGCGAATCCTGTGTATGAGTGTGGCTAGGCATCTCGGCAGTAATCAAAGTATGTGTTTGCGTACCACCCGTAGCACCAAGAGTCGTACCAGTAATACCCGACCCACCCGAAGTCAAACGACTAGCAGCCGTGCCACCCATATCATCTTCACCAGCAACAACACGTCCACGCAAGTCAGGCAAAGTAAACGTAGTAGAACCATCACCCGAACCATACGTCGTGCCAATAGTAGTAAACAAACCAGCATACGTAGTTCTAGAAACAGCCTGCCCGAAACACAACAACCAGCCAGCAGGAGAAGTAGAACCAGCGAAAGGTACAACTACCCCGACAGGCACAAACCCGACAGCACCAATACCGCTAGAAATACCCATCAGACTTCTTTAACCCAACCCGTAACAATAATGTTCACAGCACTCCCCAAATCAGCGTAACCCCACAAACGTTCCGTAGCCACCAACACCAACGCCGTATCCAACACAACCGTATCAAACGCAGCGATAGGCAACGCAGAAAGAAACCTCGACGTAGCACCACCGGTAGCTGCACCACCAATACCCAAATACACCAAACGGTCAGTACCCGAAGTGTTCGTCAAAATAACCTGTTTAATAATATGTTCACGGCTAGTCGCAACCGCAGCAGCACCCAAACCTGCATCAGTAGCAGTCAACTGTGACGGACCTATCAGCCGTGTTTCTTTTCTATCGCCTGTAGCCACTTAAACTCCTACGTCCATCGTAATTATTGCTGTGAACTTGTTGTCGTTCATCGGGTCTGTACTAGCAGTCGTGTTCACCCACTGGCTAGATGTCCCATCATAGACCAACGCCTGTCCCGTCACGGGAGAAGTAATAGTCACATCGGTAGCACCATCCAACGTTGTAAACCCTTGAGGACCTTGCGCACCTTGCGGTCCCTGTGGACCTTGAGAACCAGTAGCGCCTTGAGAACCCTGAGAACCAACATCACCTTGCGCACCTTGAGGACCTTGCGCACCCTGAACACCTTGAGGACCCTGAATACCAGGTGAACCCGTAGCACCCTGCGCACCCTGAAACCCTTGGAAACCCTGCGCACCTTGAGGACCAACAGAACCCTGCGCACCTTGCGCCCCTTGGGGTCCTTGCGGTCCTTGTGAGCCTTGCGGTCCAGCAACAGTCGAATCAGCACCGGTAGCTCCCTGCGCACCCTGAGAACCTTGTGGACCAGTAGCACCCTGACTCCCCGTGTCACCTTGGGAACCTTGAAAGCCCTGTGGACCTTGTGCGCCTGTAGCGCCCTGAAAACCCTGCGGGCCTGTAGCGCCTTGTGAACCGACATCACCCTGGAAACCTTGTGGGCCTTGTGAGCCTTGCGCACCCACATCCCCTTGGAAACCTTGTGGGCCTTGCGAACCAGTAGCACCCTGCGCTCCTGTAGAACCCTGCGCACCAGTCGCCCCCTGAGAACCAGTAGCACCTTGAAAGCCCTGCGGTCCCTGCGAACCCTGAACGCCCTGCGTACCTTGTGGGCCTTGAGAACCAGTAGCGCCCTGAGCGCCCTGACTACCTTGAAAACCTTGCGGTCCAGTAGGTCCCGTGTTGCTCGAAGAAACAACAGTAACCCGCGCACCAACCTCAATCGGCACATTAGGGTCAGCCAACGCGACAACATAAGTGTTCGTACTACGGTAAACAACAACAGGTTCGTTGCTTAAAACAACCGTTACAAGAGTAGTAGCCATCTGCTACCTAGTGACATCGGCAAGAACCGTGACAGTACCAGCAAGAATAGTAGAAATAGTGCCGGAAGCGTTCTCCTGCAAATCCCAATACAAGAAGCCTGGGTCCAACGTCGCACAGTTTGTGGCAGACAACACGCAAGTAACCTCGCCAGCAGCACCATCAGTAACCGTACAAGTGAACGAAGCTGCGATAGCAGAAATGTCTTGGCTCGTACGCATCTGAGCCGTGTAGGTTCGACCCGTGATGTTTACAGGTGTAGTCCCGTCGGTGGTTATTGTGACAACAATAGTTTCTGTGTCACCACGGGTGATAGTTAAATTCTGTGTTGCAGGTGCAGCCATACTATTTGCAGTATAGCACCTACCATTTTACCCTGTTCGCCCAATACGCAGCAGACATCTTGCCACGGGCAATGTTCTTAGCATGACGGTCCTTGAAAGCCTTGTTGCGGGCTGTGCCATCAGGAGAACCTTTGACACCCTGCTGACCGAACCGAATCAACTTGACAGTACTGCCCTCTTTAGCCAGCACAGCATGAGACTTCTTCGCCCCAGGGGTAGCTTTAGGTTTGTTGTATCCAGCAAACCGTTCGCCACGATACTCAATAGTCATTGTGGGACTCCTTCTATTTGCCAGCGTTCCGTAGCATGTTTCTCCAACAAAGAAGAACCCTCAATAGCGCGTGGCTGCAAACCCTGTTTACGCAACCGTTTATACGCAGGCATATCCCTGTTCCAACGTTTCTCACGCTGATTAGTTTCCTCAACAACAGCCCCACGGGTAGTCGTCGAGTTAGACCCGACATAAACCCCAGCAACCCTGCACCCGAAACAATCTTCTACGTCAAGGTTTGGGTGAGTTTCCCTATGCTTCAATGTAGTCACCATACCCTCCTGCAATAAGGTCTGCTTCCTCGGCAGCGGTCAAAGGGTGAACATGCCCACCATGATAGGTATGGGCGATAAGACTGTCATCAAAAGGTTGCGACTCGGTGAAAGAACCATCAGTCATTTTGAACACGTTACGACCACGACGACCAGGTTTCAGATAAGACATAATCCCTGTCTCGTAGCTTTCAGCCCAATAAAC